TCCCGTGGGAACAGTTGATCCGGGAGTGGATTCTGGAGACGCAGGACGGCGTGGCGGCTTACGACATGCCTGCCGACTGGAACTACTTCCTCGATCAGACCCAATGGGACCGCACGAACCACTGGCCACTGCTCGGCCCAAAGACGGCGCAGGAATGGCAATGGCTCAAGGGTGGACTTCTCTCCTCTGGCCCCCGCTTGCGCTATCGCGTCGTCTCGGGCAAGTTCGAGCTTTGGCCAGTGCCCTCGCCTACCAACACGCCCGTCGGCAACAGCGCCTCAGACGGCGTGTTCGTGCCCTGGACGCTGGCAATGGAGTATGTGTCCGACAACTGGCTCAAGGATGCGGATGTCGAGAACATCTACTACAACGAGTGCCGGTCTGACACCGACATCCTGCTGCTGGACCCGTGGGTCACTACCGCCTATCTCAAGCTCAAGTATTGGGAGGCGAAGGGGCTGGACACGGCTGCCTATACCAAGGATTTCCTTGGCACATGGGAAGCACGTATCGGGAAGAACAAGGGTGCCCCGATGCTGACCCTCGCTCCACGTGCCCGCACCATGCTGATTGGTATCAACAACATCCCGGACGGTAGCTGGAACGTCGGCAACGGGAATTCGACCTGATGGATTATCAAACCCTCCTTGCTCAATCGCTGCGTCAACCACGTCCGCCCTCTGCGGCGATGCGTGGGAGCGTCATGCTCAAGCCGGAGGAACCGCCTGTCCAGATTAACCCTGATCTTCCTCTTGAATCTGTATCTCCTGAGGACTGGATTCCCAACCCAAAATCATTGGCTATCGGTCTTGCCGGTGTGGTCGGGAAGGGAAGTGAGAAGTTGTTCGCTGCCAAACTAGCTGACGCGCTTCGTGGTCCCGAGTGGAAGTCTCGCAGTCAGGTGGTCAACATGCCAATCAATAGGTTTCTGGAGATGGCTGAGCCTCTTACCGCCCCTGACGTAAGAAAAGCCGAACGGGTGCAGCAGTTGATCTCTTCAAACACGCCCTTTGATGCCCTGCCTTTTCTGATCATGAACAACCCGCGTGGAGAGGCATCGAAGATAGTCGGCCATGAAGGGCGGCACCGTGCAATGGCATTGCGAGATCAAGGCTATACTCACATGCCTGTCGAGATGCGTGGGGATATTCGCTGGAGCGAGCAGGTTGATCCTACAAAGTTCGATTATAGGAATGAATGGCCTACTGAAATAGTCGGGCAGTCAGGTATCCGCAGACCATTTCCAGTGTCGCGTGAAAAAGCGAACGCTGCCTTTCCGGAGGTATGGGACTGATGCTGTTCTCTCCTACCCGCCAAGTCTCGCAACTGCTGACGCGTCCTGCTCCGATCAAGGGCATCAACGCCTTTGACGGCATCGGCTCCATGCCGGAGGGCTTTGCGCTCATCCTGCGCAACCTGTTCGCCCAACCCTACGGCTGTCAGGTGCGGCGCGGCTACGTCCAGCACGCCGAGCTAGTGGGCGAAGTGGAAACAGTTGCCAGCCACAACAAGACGATTCCCGCCCTCTACGCCTGGTCGCAGGACGGCACGGAAGCCACGATGTACGACGTGACGGACCCGGACAACCCGGACCCGATCCCGTTGCTGCCGAGCCTGACGAACGCCCGTTGGCAGCACATCAACTTCCCCAACGCGGCGGGCGTCAGCCTTGTCGCCGTCAATGGGGCGGACGACATGCTTTGGGTCAAGCCCGACGGCACGGTTGAACAGGTGCTTGAAGGGGATGGTCTGAACGGCACCATCAAGGGCATTGACCCCAAGAAGTTCATCCATGTCTACAGCCACCAGAAGCGGCTGTGGTTCGTTGAGAAGGACAGTACGTTCGGCTGGTATCTGCCCCCCGACCAGATCACGGGCGAAGCTGCCATGTTCGACTTCGGCCCCCTCTGGACCCGTGGCGGCTACCTGAACCAGATCATTACCTGGACCATTGACGACGGCAACGGGGCGGACGACCACCTTGCCGCCATCTCGTCCATGGGTGAGGTCAGCATCTACCAGGGCATCGACCCCAACGATGTCGCCACGTGGCAGTTGCAAGGTGTCTATTACGCTGGCGCTCCGGTTGGCCGGCGTTCTGCTTGCCGTTACGGTGGCGACATCGCCATGCTGACGCAACACGGCCTGGTCATGCTTTCCAGCCTGTTGAAATCCACCAAGGTCAATCCGACCGAAGGCGAGATGGGCAAGTATATCCAGCAGTTGGTGTCGTCCGCTGTGAGCGAGACAGGCGACAGGTTTGGCTGGCAGCCGTTCCTGTATCCCGGTGCGAACATGTTCCTGCTCAACGTGCCGACCACGGACACGACCTCGTTCCAGTTCGCCATGAACGACATCACCAAGGCGTGGAGCGAGTTCATAGGCTACAACGCCAACTGTTGGGAGCTTCACCAGGAACAGCCCTTCTTCGGCACGTTCGGCGCGGTCATGCGGGCGTGGGAAGGGACCACGGACGGCAAGGTGCTGGATGGCTCCAGTATTGTCGACCCCGGCAGGGACATCCGCTTCGAGGCGCAGACCAGTTTCAGCCTGTTCAACAATCAGGTGTCCAACAAGCACTTCAAGATGGTGCGCCCGTCGTTCATCTCCAACGGTTCGTTCAGCGTCAGTATCGCCTGCAACGTGGATTACTCGTTCCAGTCGCCGTCCTACCCCGTCCAGTTCGAGGCATACAAGCCGGGCAAATGGGACGAGGACTACTGGGACGCTGCCAGGTGGGCGGGCGGCTTGCTTACCTACGCTGAATGGACGACTGTTCTTGGTATCGGCTTCGCTGCATCGCTGCGGGTGCTTGGCTTCTCAACCGCCGAGACGTATTGGGCGACAACTAACTGGGTGTTCGAACCCGGAGGGATAATGTGATGGAAAACATGCCGGGAACGCTGTCCCCCGAAGAGATGGCAAGGTTGCAGATGTTCGCGGAGGCGCTTCGCCAGCCGCAAGGCGGCGGTTCCTCGTTTAACCCCTCGCAGGGAGGAATGCAACTGTCGCAGAACGGGGCGCTGAATGGTGTGTCCGCTGGGATGCAGATTGGTAAGCCGCTTGCAAACTCGTTTGGTGGCGCTTCCGGCGGTGTGCCGGGCGGCACTGCTGACTTCGTGCCCTATAGTTGGTAGCTATGAAGACTGCACTGGAAGTCTCTGGCGGCAAGGATTCGATGGTTCTGGTGCATATGTATCGGGACCAACTTGCCGGCATGACTGTCTATTGGTGTAACCCCGGCGATCCTGATGAACACACGATCAGCATCATTGGGTGGATCAAGGAATGTGCGCCAAACTTCGTGGAAGTCCGTAGCAATGTCCGGGCGTTTAGGGCACAGTTTGGCATGCCCTCTCCTGTCGTCCCGTTGAACAGTCAAGTTCCCGTGATCAGTGACCAGATTTGCTGCATGCACAACATCATGATTCCCCTCCAGGCTCGGGTGCTCGCCGACGGGAACACCTGCATCATCCGTGGGCAGAAGGCTGCGGACGTACATAAAGGCGGCCTCAATGACGGGGCCGTAGTGGAGGGAGTGCTTTACCGCTACCCACTGGAAAACTGGACCGACGAGGATGTGATTGCCTACTTGCAGGACCACGACCTTCCTATTCATCCGGTCTATGCCTACTCCAGTCACGGTATTGACTGTTTGCACTGCACGGGTTGGTGGAGTCACGGGCACATGGACTATTTGCGGGACACTGCCCCCAGGGCTCATCGTCTGGTACAGGCTGGCCGGTCCATCATCAAACGCAACATTCATGCGGAGCTAGCGCAGTGCTGACCACCGACCTCCCCCTTGTCACCGAATGGGTCTGCAACCGGGCGGAGTCCGACCCGCGAGGCGTTACTGCGGCAATCGGGTGGGTGTCAGACGGCAAGCTGGTAGCGGGTGCGACCTACGAGGATTACACTGGCGGTTCGATCACTGCCACTATTGCCATCGAGAACACGATGATGGTCAGGCAGTTCCTGCGGGCCATTTTCGAGTATCCGTTCCGACAGTTGAACGTCGGCAAGATATTCGCACTGGTGGCGCAAACCAACAGCCCCTCCCGCCGGCTGGTAGAAAAGATGGGCTTTGTGCAGGAGACGGTCCTAAAAGACTACTACTCCTGCGAGGACTTGATTGTTTATTCGATGGCGGCCAAGCAGTGCCGTTTTCTTGGAGATGGAAATGGGCAAGAGCACCAAGACCCCGAAAGCACCTGACTACACCGCTCTCGCCAACCAACAGGCAGAGCAGGGAAAGCAGTCGTGGAACGCCGCACTGTCGGCCAACCGTCCGAATCAGCAGAACCAGTACGGTAGCCTGTCGTGGAGCCAGGACCCGACGACGGGCCAGTGGACGCAGACCAACGCGCTGAACCAGCCGCAGCAGGACATCTTCAACCAGCAACAGGCGAACCAGCAACAGATCGCCAACATGGCGGGCGGGATGCTCGGCGGCTTCGACACGAGCCAGATCAACTTCTCCGGCGTGCCGCAGGCCCCGACTGTCGGGCAGTTCAACCAGCAGGCGACCGACCTCTACAACCAGCTTGCCGAACCCGGCCTTGCCAACTCCGAAGCTGCGCAGCGGGCACGGGCGGCAGCGATGGGGATCCCCGAG